ATAAGGTGCTTGTTGATAGGTATGCTCTGAGTACGGCAAGAACGACACACCACTGATCTTATCGAACTTGTTGTACAACCACTGACCTACCTCCAAGAACTCATCATCACGATAATAACAAGTCATTGATGGTTTGTGTTCACACCAGTAGTCCTGATAGATCTCCCATAACTCAAGTTGCTCCATAGCACCCATCTCAGAGGCCACTACAGCCCCGTCAGGAGACGCTATAGGGAAGCTGAATACCTTGGTACTGGGTGACATTACATCGTCCTCTACGGGGACTCCAGCGGCTTCTAGGACTTGGCAGAGCGGGTCTCTTGCATCTGCTCTAACTCGTCTAATGTATTGATCCGAGTATCTAGGGTGGATGCCACTAGCAGAATCAACCAGCTGACTAACAGTACCGGAAGGTTTAACAGCAGTAATGGCAGTGCTAGTATTAATACCAAGCTTAGTAGCCCATTCCTTATTAGTGTTAATTGCTTCTTCCTTGAGTTCAGTAAGCCAAGTTTTGAGAACACCTTTATCTCTCCTTCCTGATAGGGTTGGATGGTCCATGATGCCTGTTAGTGACACACCTAGTAACGCTTCCTCTTCTGTGTTCTTCTGCCATATCTTACGAAGGTAACGGAAGTCAGTTAAGGTAGCCTGTAAAGTTCCAAGGATAGACGCAACACGTACTTTTCGTTTAAGGTCTGACAACGTATCGGTTGACCTGACAACAACTTCCGATAGATTGCAGAATTGGTTAGGTCGTAGGATGATCTCGCTACATGGATTAGTTCCAAAATCATAGGTAGCATCTCGTCGCTCGTTCTTTGCAGCTTGCTTTTGACTTGCGACTCTAGAGAACATACCTCGCTCTCCTGATCGGGACTCGTATAAACTTTTCCACTCATTTAGGAATGCCTCAAAGTCTGGCTTCTCAGTATAACACGCACTGTTGTTTGCTAGTCCTCGTTGAGGATTGTCTTGCCACCACTGTCCTGACTTGCATCGTCTGAGTCTATCGTCAGTGAGGTTACTAAGACTGATGAGAGCGGACCTTCTAACTCCTCCGACGACAACGATTTGTGCAATCTTACAGCAGATATCGTGACACTCGATGGAGGAAAGCTTACGTCCAGCAGCCTCCCTAAAGATTTCAGTGGTAAATTTAAAGAGGTCAACAAGAGGATCCGGACCAGACGCTCTACCTCCAAAGGTTTTAAGGGCTGACCCCGCAAGTCGTACTCCACTGATGTCCCATTTTGGAAGCTGACCTGAATAGAGCAAGCTGATAAGTTCTCGATATGCTTTAGCCCATCCAATTTTGCTGTCAGCGACGTGTATAACGGTATCGGTGTCATGAAATTCCTCTGCTACTTCTGGTAGTTTAGATACGTATTGTCGTTCAACAGAGAAACCTACGCCTGTACCGCACATAAGCACGTACATCATCTCGTCAAACGCTTTAGGGTGGTCGATAGGTAGGTAGCTACAGTTGAAGCCAGCTACGTTGTCACGGTCAAGAGCGTCACCAGCAGTCATCAACGCTCTCATGCTAGGCATAACACCCATGTCATGAATGTCTGCAAAGATATCGTTAGCCTGCTCTAGTGTTAGCTTACCCTTCTCAATCCAGAAGCTTAAGTAACGGTCAATTGTTTCTTCCCAAGTCTCACGACGTTGCTCCTCTGGTAGGTAACGTGCGTAGCGGGACTTGTGAATGTATTGTTGATATGCGTCCAATTATCTTACTCCTTTGTTCATCTGTATATCTAGTCCAGTTAGTTATCTCTTCCTTGGTACGTTTACAACCTGTACAGATATCGTTAACTAACTTGCACTGCTTAACGCAGGGACTATCCATTTACTTCTTTGATTAAGCGTTCAATGTACCACTTACACTTACGTAAGTCTTCTACTGGTTTACCTTTGTAGTCGTAGCGCCAGAGATACTTCAGTGCGTTACCTTTAAGATAGCCGTTGAACTCATGCTCAGGCATGGAAGCTTTGATTGCTTCGATAGCCTCAACAGCACCTTTGTTGTAGTGGTCAGGTTGTTCTACAGGGTCCGGGGCAGCACCCGGAGAAGTAGTAGGCTTCCTGATTGACAGCTCATTTAACTTCCGCAAGGTGTCCCAGTGATCAGGACTTACATTGTCTATGCTCATCCGTACTTCCTCCTAAGATACTGCATACTTACAGGCAGCTCATCAAACGATCCGTTGTCTACTTCGTTGAGCATCCATATTCCAGACCAGCTACCGTTTGTTTGTGGGTTTAAGTAGTCTTCACTGTGGTTGTAATAGATACCAGCAAACAAGCCAGTGATGTTACTACCGTCTGCTTTACGTGCATAGGCTATGTCTCTGTCTTGGACGTGTCCCATGATGCACGACATGAACTTCTTTTGCAACATGAGTTTTGCACAGGTGACTGGTCTGCCCATGACTCCGCTCGTGAAGTAGTGACAGTACGCGATGCCATCAATGATGATTGGTTGTAGAAAAGGGACAACCTCCCATCCTGCTTCTTCCAATAAGAAATGATCATAGCTCATAAGTCCTTCTAGTTTCGGATCAGACTCAATAGCACGTTCGATCCGCTGTTCGTGGTTACCTAACAAGAATACCATCCGTGGTGTCCATGTCTTCTTCTTGTTACTACGCAAGCGTTCCTTCTCTGCTTCGATAGGCGCTAGGAAATGCTCCATAGCGTTTTGTCCCGCTCGTATGTCTCGTGTGTACCGCCGTCCTTCAAAGGACTTTTTACCTACGTCATAGCTACTGAGACTTTCCATGTCCCAGTGATCCCCCAGATGAATGATAACGTCAGGCTTTGTTGCGGCTGCATACTTACCGGCCCAGTACAAGTGATCAACACTGTTACCGGGCTTGACTTGCGTGTCAGGTATTACTAGGTGTCTCGTCATTGTTTTTTACTCCATCCAGCAGGACAGGTTTCAGCAGTGTACCATGTGAAGCCCTGTTTTTCTGCCCATTCTTGCATGGTGTATCTAGTCCCGTCACCTCTACGTCTTGCTCCGGGCATGGCAGTTCTGGGGTTTTGGAAGACGAAAACCAGCTCCTCCTTCTCCCCAAGACCGTTGCTGATGTCAACATACTTCCTCGCTTCCGCACGATCTCTGAATCTCCCTTTAGCCTCAATATATATAGTGTAATCACCACTGTAATATACAAAGTCAGGCTCATACGTTTTAACTTGGGTGTATGTTAACTTTCCTACATGGTACTCGCAGCGTTTAAATCTCTGATGAAGATCAAACTCAAACCAACTGTCATATCCTTTTGGGATGTTACGTTTCGTTCTCTTCACTTGGTCTTTCCCATAGTTGATTAGGTTCACGACGTAACCAGAGAAGCCTAGCGTTCTCAATGACACGCTCTTCAGACTCTAACAACTCAACACACTTGTTGAACATCTCTATCTCTGATAGTCCTTCAAGGAGCCTCTGAGACTTCTTATCACCTATACCATACACACCGACAATGTTATCAGCTTTGTCACCCATGATGATCTGACGATAGAAGAACAACAGACCTTCCTCTTCGTTAACAGAAGTAAGTTCACGCTTGTTGAAGTTGTAGTGTCTGCACGGTACTTGCTGGAAGTCCTTATCAAGACTGACAATGATGCTGTCAGGGGTAGCGGTAGCGTCGATAGCAATCAAGTCATCAGCTTCCTCATCCTCTGTAACAACAGCATTCCATTCTTCGATCAGGTATTCACGTATTGCTTGCAAGTGTGCAGGCTTTTCTTTGTCCTTACGATTACCCTTGTAAGGCGCAGTAACAGCTATGTCGTTACGAAAGTTACCCTTACCTGTCAGGTAGACACGGTAGTCTGGTTCGCCATCTATCATAGTGTATAGATCACTGACCAGATCAGACAAGAAACTGCCCGTAGTATAACAGGCAGTCTTGACTGACTCATCATTGCACTTGAATGCACAACGATAAGCTACGATGTCACCGTCAATCAGGATCACAACGCTTCCGCTTCAGAGACTGAGTTGTCAGCGTACTCGATCAGGTTAGTAACCTTCATCTTGATCATGGATGGTGAACGTCCTGTACCAACAGACCAATCGTAGTAACCGACAACAGCGATAGCTTCAGATCCGTTAGCGATCAGTACATCTTCAGGTATCTCAACACCGTCAGCATCAGTCAACCGCATAGGATTGTTAGACTTCATGGTGATAAAGAAACCACGGTCGTCACCTTTGTTGCTTGGTGCAATGCCCATCTCTTCGATGGCCTCAACAGCTTTCTCACTGAGGTTACCAAGCTGTACCTGATACTTGTTGCTGTACTTGTTGAGCTTGTTACGCTCACACCAGTAGACGGTACCGCGTACAGTGATGGGTGGTAGTTTGTTTGCAGACATAAGATTCTCCTTAATGTGTTTCTGCCCAATTGTTACCTACTCTATACTCGCCGTCTAAGGGACACCGTAGGCTGAGTGTCTCACCGGCGATTCTGATTGAACGTACACCGATACGTCCGACTGTGTCAGCGTAGTGGGCAGGTGTTTCTATCTGCCATTCATCGTGTACGTTTGCTACAAATCTATGTGGTATGTTACGTAGTTTATCTGACAAGTGTACCAAAGCTTGCTTCATAACAATAGCCCCAGCACCTTGTAAAAGTGTATTCAATGCTGCGTGTTCTGATCTGACTCTGAGCTTTCGTCCATCAAGGCCAACAAGGACGCCTGATACAGCCTGTCTGTGTATATCTCCTCTAACTCTTTCAAGAGACGGCGTGTTAGATAGAAATGTTTCCTTAAGTCTTCTTCCAGTAACGTTATTTCCTCCAACGATAGCTCCGATCTTAGCATCTCCGGCTCCATACAGAAACGCATAAATGAATGTCTTCGCAAGAGGTCTCGTCTCAAGTCCAGCTGCTCGTTGATTAGCCGTATGAATATCGCCATTGAGGATTTCATTAGTATAGTTCTCGTCGTCCATGTAGTGAGCCAACATACGTAGCTCTAAACCGCTGGCGTCGATGCCAACTAACTTGTTACCTTCATCAACAGTCCAACATGATCGGCACTCAGTACCGAACGGTGCAGATACTGCTGGTACCTGAGCCATGTTAGGTGATAGGTGTGTCATACGTCCTGTCACTGCTCCGTTGGTGATGACTCTGCCATGTACTCTACCATCATCCTTGACAGCTTTCAACCATGAATCTATCTGAGCTACTCGCTTTTGCAACATCATATAACGTGCAACAGCTTTGGCTTCGGGAAGATTTATACCGTCAAGTACCTTCTCGTCAACGATGATGTTACCCTTCTCAGTCTTCTTGTCAAACTTAACACCAAGACCTTGCAGTCGCTCTGCAATTTGCTTACGTGAGCCGGGGTTAAAGATTGTCACCTTATCCTTCAGTCGCTTACCTGTCTTCTCAGATATACGTTCTTCAACGATAGGCGGGAAGATAGCCTGTAGCTCTGCTTCGATGTTATTCATCTCGAACATGAGATCCATCATCAACTTCTCTGCAAAGGGTACGTCAAGCTTGAAACCGTTCTGTTGTTGCTCATTAACGATCCAGCCTACACGATGCTCTAGATCAAT